TGTCTGAAAACTTAGGAACAACATCAAAATGGATTGAAATACAACCACAAAACCCAAATAGAATACATCCAACAGAAAAGCCTATTAAACTTTACGAATGGCTTTTAATGAACTACGCAAAAGAGGGCGATAAAATACTTGACACTCATTTAGGAAGTGGAAGTATCGCTATTGCTTGTCATAACTTAAAATATGATTTAACTGCTTGTGAACTTGACAAAGAATACTATGATGCAGCAATAAAAAGAATAGAGCAACATAAACAACAATTAACAATGTTCTAAAAACAAAGATTAATTACGTTATATAATTAGTTAACTAATAAAATACTAAATGGACGGAAGAAAAAATAATAGTGGTACTGTAGGTAACAAAGGTGGTAGACCAAAGAAAGCAGACGAACTTAAACTAATAGAAAAACTTGACAACCTTATTGATAATGATGAGGTGATTAAAACACTAGGTAAACAAATACTAAAAGGTGATAGTCGTGCTATGTCATTGTACTTTGGTTACAGATATGGTAAGCCAAAAGAAAGTGTAGATATAACATCAACAGATGGGTTTAATATTAACTTTAAAGATATCATCAAGTTTAAGTGATAGAAGTTGATCCAAAGTATAACCCTATCCAAACATCAAATGCAAGATACTATATTGTAACTGGTGGTCGTGGGTCGGGTAAATCGTATTCTATAAACTTACTTTTGTTATTGCTCACTTTTGAAGCTGGGCATACAATCTTGTTTACTAGGTTTACACTATCGAGTGCTTACATTTCTATTATACCAGAATTTATACATAAGATAGAAACACTAAACCTACAACACGTATTCTATATAACAAAAGATGAAATACGAAATAAGCTATCTGGTAGCAAGATAATATTCAAAGGTATAAGAACATCAAGTGGTGACCAGTCTGCAAATTTGAAAAGTTTAACAAACGTTACAACTTGGGTAATGGATGAAGCAGAAGAACTTAATAATGAAAACATATTTGACAAAATAGATTTAAGTGTTAGAAACCTAAACCAAAAGAATAGGGTTATCTTAATTTTAAACCCAGTTACAAAAGAGCATTGGATATATAATAGGTTCTTTGAAGATAAAGGTGTACAAGCTGGTACAAACTCAACCAAAGGAAATACAACCTACATACACACAACTTATTTAGATAACATAGAAAACCTATCTAAAAGCTATTTAGAGCAAATAGAAAACATTAAGAAACGCAGACCAGAGAAATACAAGCACCAAATGCTTGGTGGATGGTTAGACAAAGCAGAGGGTGTAATATTTACTAACTGGAAAATAGGTGAGTTTAAAAAAGTAGGTGTAAGTGTCTTTGGTCAAGATTATGGATTTGCCGCAGACGAGAACAGTTTAGTAGAAACCAACATAGACACAAACAACAAGATAATCTATTTAAAGGAATGTTTTTACTTGAAAGGTCTTACCACATCACAGATAGCAGAACTAAACCTTAAACACGCTAAAAACCATCTTATAGTAGGTGATAGTGCTGAACCTAGATTACTACACGAACTGAAAGCAAAAGGTTGCAATGTAGTCAAAGCAATAAAAGGTCAAGGTTCAATTACATACGGCATAGCATTACTACAAGACTATGATCTAGTTGTAGAAGAAAGCAGTATCAACTTAATCAAAGAACTAAACAACTACTCTTGGTTAGAAAAAAAGTCTAAAACACCACAAGACAAATTCAACCATTTGATAGATGCAATACGTTATTCTGTATCGTATCAACTACAAAACCCAAATAGAGGGAATTACTTTATATCATAAAAGTTATTAAATTATTTGTTGGTATGTTATTTATTTGTATATTGCAATATATTAACTAACAAAACAGATATGAAAACACCATTAGAAAACGCATACGACAAATTAAGAGGATTAGACATAGAGTATAACTCTGAACTACTAACCATTATGAGTAACCTAGCATCAGAAGCATTTAGTGTAGGTTATAACAAAGCAGTTAAAAACACACAAGAAGTTTATAAAAAAGTTTACGAACTATAAAACAAAGAATATGTATAGTAATTGTTGTGGTGCAGAAGCATCTTACTTAAGTGATGAATTATGTGGATCTTGTTTAGAACACGCAGTATTTAACGAAATAGAAGAATAGATAAAACAGATATGAAAAAATTAATAAATAGAATTTTAGTAAAGAAAAGCATCAGACCATATAAGGTAGTACCTTTATCAACTGGTGTAATTGTAGAACATTACCGTAATGGTAAATTAAAAACAGAATATTATGGATTGGTATAGCCCCCCAGAATACAAAGAATATGAATGCACAGAATGTGGTGCAGAAATAGAAAAGCCCGGTGTGTGTAGTGGCACTTGTCACGAGGCAAGTATGATTTAGTTAAGTTGAGTTAGTTTTGTTTAAAAGGTGCATCAGAAATGGTGTACCTTTTTTTATTATATTTACCTTACTATAAAAAACCATTTTAAAAACGTTATATAAGTATGAATATCAATATTACAGTACCAAATGATTTAAGTGAAATTACTTTAAGGCAGTATAAGCACTTTCTTAAAATACAGAAAAATGTAGATGATGAGAGTTTTTTAAATGCAAAGATCATTGAAATATTTTGCAAGTTAAACCTTGAAGATGTAATGAGGTTGAAGTTTAATGATAGTGAATTAATAGTAAGTACACTTACAGAAATGTTTGAGCAGAAGCCTAACCTAGTTAGAAGTTTTAAGCTAAACAATATTAACTATGGGTTTCATCCACAACTAGATGATTTAACTTTAGGTGAGTATATAGATTTAGATACCTTTATTGGTGATTGGGAAAATATAGAAAAAGCTATGGCAGTTTTATATAGACCAGTAGTAAACAAGATAAAAGACAAATACACAATAGAAGAATACAAAGTAGGTAGAGATCAAGATATTTTAGATATGCCTATGGATGCAGTATTATCATCAATTTTTTTTTTGTGGAATTTAGGTCTGGACTTGTCGAAAACTATGATGAACTATTTGGACAAGGATCAAACACAAGCCTTGACGCAGTATCTAACTTCACAACCAAATGGGGATGGTATAACTCAATTTACGGACTTGCTCAAGGAGACATTACAAGATATGAAGATATCACTAAACTAGGAGTACACGAATGTTTTATGATGCTATCATTTATGAAAGACAAAGCAGAAGTAGAAGCCAAAAGAATTAAACAAAATTTCAAATGAGCCAACAAGGTATAAGAGGGTATTATCAATTAACCTCAACAATAGAAGAACAATTAAGAAGTACTGAATTTACTAATACAGTTTCTATTGGTGACATAAGCAAAGTAAACCTAAACAAGCAAGACATATTTCCATTAGCACATATGATTGTAAATAGTGTTTCAGCAGAAGAACAAGTGTTGAGGTTTAACATAAGTATACTAGCTTGTGATATTGTAGACCAATCAAAGGATATAACAACAGATAGGTTTACTGGCAATGATAATGAACAAGATATTCTAAACACGCAGCTACTAGTCTTAAACAAGCTTATACAGAAGTTAAGAATGGGATCATTACATACAGATATGTATCAACTAGATGGCAATCCAAGTTTAACACCGTTTAATGATAGGTTTGAAAACCAACTTGCTGGATGGAGTGCTACAATGACTATACTAATTTACAATGATATATACATCTGCTAATGGACTTTAAAAATGTAGATGAGGTTTTAAATGCTTATGCTGAATATGTAGTAGATAGTGCAAAGAAAAACCTAGTAGATGAAAGAAAAAGTTTAGGTGATTTATATAAATCAGTTAGCTACAAATATGAAAAAAGCCAAGATCTGTTTTTGTTAGATTTTCTAATGGAAGATTATGGAACTTTTGTAGATAAAGGTGTAAGGGGTAAAACCTCAACCTATCCAGAAACAAGTGCAGCACTATCACAATTTCAATATGGTAGTGGTAATTTTCCAAAGGGTGGTTTAACAGAGGGTATTAAAGGTTGGTTAGAAAAGAAAAGGTTTCAATGGAGAGATAAAAAAGGTAGGTTTATGAGTTATGATACAATGACTTATTTAATATCAAGATCAATTTACAACAAAGGTTTAAAAGCAAACTTATTCTTTACTACACCATTTGAACTAGGTTTACAGAACTTACCAAAACAATTAACAGATGCTTTTTCACTAGATATAGAAAACGCAATAATACTAGGATCAAAAAAATAAGATATGGGTTGGACATTAGGCATAGCATTTCATTTTCCACATAACAGATTTATGTTAGGTTGGGAGTACATCGCAAAAGATGAAAGGTACACATACACAACAATAAGACTATATTTATTTATAGCTACACTAACACTAGATTTTTAAGATGGCA